CAGGTGGTGCTGTCGCCGCTGTTGCTGTTTTACCGAATACCGAAAGCAAAAAAATTGTAGATGAAATTGACAAAAATAAGGGCACTTCCCTTTCTATTCATACAACATATGGCGAAGAAGTAAAAGAGCAATTGCGCCTCGATAATAGCGGCGCATTGCATCTTGGTACATCAACTCCATATCAAAAGTTATATGTCTACGAACCAAAATATGTTCCTGGAACGAGAAAAGATGTTATTGTTGGTTTGAAGCCAGGACCAGATGGTGAATTGTACTTGAAAGTGAACGGGAAATGGCGTAAAATAGTGACTGAATAATTGTGAGGAATTTTTATTATGAATGAAGCATTGTGGGTTGAAAAATATCGACCGCATACTATCGCTGACTGTATCCTTCCCGACGAATATAAATCTACTTTTCAATCCTATGTGGATCGGAAAGAGATTCCGCATTTGTTGCTTTGTGGTGGACCAGGTACAGGTAAGACTACAGTTGCTCGTGCGCTCTGTGATGAGATCGGCTGCGACTATTTGATGATCAACGGTTCGGATGAGTCAGGCATTGACACCTTCCGCGTCAAGATCAAGAACTACGCAAGTTCAATGTCGATGACTGGTGGTAAGAAAGTCATTATCATCGACGAGGCTGACTACCTAAATCCAAACTCAACTCAGCCAGCCATGCGCGCAGCGATGGAAGAGTTCGCGCATAACTGTACGTTTATCATGACTTGTAACTTTAAGAATCGTATCATCGAGCCACTTCATTCTCGATGCGCGGTGATTGAATTCAAACTTCGGAAAGAAGACAAGCCAAAGATGGCTGTTGCTTTCATGAAACGTGCTGCCGAAATTCTTGCTTCTGAAAAAGTGCCATACGACAAAGCAGTTCTTGCTGAAGTTGTAAAGAAACACTTCCCCGATTATCGTCGAGTACTGAATGAACTTCAGCGTTACAGTGTCAGCGGTAAGATTGATGCTGGTATTCTTTCTAGCATTGCTGATGTTTCAATCAATGAACTTGTTGCTTCACTCAAGGAACAAAACTTCGGCGCAATGCGTAAGTGGGTTGCTGACTTCGGCGGCGATGATCCTGCGCGCATCTATCGTAAGATCTATGATAGTCTCTATGATATTATGGATAAGTCAACGATTCCAAACGCCGTTGTAATTCTTGCTCGTTATCAGTATCAGGCTGCGTTTGTTGCCGACCAGGAACTGAACCTCACTGCATGTCTTACTGAGATGATGGTGGAGTGTAAGTTCAATGGCTGATCTATTTAAAGAAATTCTTCCGTCTATTCTGCAGACGAAAGAATATGCACTTTTAACTGAACATGACGAAAAAACTTATTCGTCATTTATGGTAAATCGAGCACTTTCATACCATCGGGATACGGTCCTTTTGGCTAATGAAATGAATCGGTTTACGACCCTAGACAATAAACTCAAATATGACTTTTTACTAAATATTGTAAGAGCCCAGAAGCGACCATACAGTAAATGGCACAAAAAGGCTCAGAACAGTGATTTGAGTGTAGTCAAAGAATATTATGGATACTCCGACGCAAAAGCCGAGGAAGCATTGAAAATTTTATCTGACGACCAAATCACCGAACTAAAAAAACAATTATATAAGGGTGATTGACATGGTCGATAAATTAGTAGAAGTCACATTAGAAAAGCAAGACGACTTCCTCAAAGTTCGCGAAACGCTTACACGCATTGGCGTTGCCGCAAAGAATGATAATATTCTTTACCAATCTTGCCATATTCTCCATAAACAGGGAAAGTATTACATTGTCCACTTTAAAGAACTATTTGAGTTGGACGGAAAGCCAAGCAACATGTCAGAGAATGACATTCAACGTCGCAATACAATTGCGAATCTAATGGCTGAATGGGGTCTAGTTAAACTCGTAGACCCAGCAAAGACAAAGGATAACGTCGCCCCACTATCACAGATTAAGATTCTTCCGTTCAAGGATAAGAATCAGTGGCAGTTGGTTTCCAAGTATACTATCGGTAAGAAAAAGAAGGATACTGTATGATCTATTTGAGTGTGTATAGACTTCGTGATGATTTTGTATTACCAACATACGGAACTACTTTAGCCAACTGTTTTGACTTGTCATTTCAGCCAACAAGCAATGTTGTGACTGGATATGATTCATTCAACTCACCTGTTGAGCGCGATGTTAATTCATTTGGAGAAACCTCAATTTATCCTGGAGATCGCTTGTTAATTCCGACGGGTTTGATCTTTAAGATTGATCATCGCAAGACAATCGAAACATACGCTGATATTTCTCGCGCAGAACTACCGCTACAAAATCACAGTATTCGCCTTCACCCTCGCTCTGGTCTTTCGCTTAAGAAAGGTTTGATCCTAGCGAATTGTGAAGGGATTGTTGATGTTGATTATCAAGAAGAAGTATTTGTTCTCTTGACGAACATTTCCAAAATGCATGCAACGATTCGCAGAGGTGATCGCATTGCTCAAGGCGAGATTGTCTGCAATGAGCCATTCCATATTGCTATTTGTAACACGCATCCAACAAAACACTCTGAGCGTGCTGGCGGATTTGGCTCAACTGGAGTTTCTGCTGAAACTCCTCCGATGGAGGAATGGACAGTAGACGGACCTACGCATTTTGCCTAAATAGAATTGGATGCCCATAAGGGGTCCATAACTATAAACTTGCTTATTAAAGGAGTTACAAAATGACTAACATCACAACTTTATCATCTATCCCATTTGACCGCTTACTTCCTTCTGCTCTCGGTTTCGATAATGTGTTTGCAACATTAGACAATGCAGCACATCTTCTAACCTCAACAGCAACTTCCTTTCCACCTGTAAACATCATCAAGACTGGTGATTATACATTTAATGTGGAACTCGCAGTTGCTGGATACAAGAGAGATGAGATTGAAATCACTGCGGAAAAGAACTCACTCAAAGTTACAGGTAAAAAAGCTGAGAAGGACGAACGAGAATATCTTGCGAAAGGTATCGCTGGTCGTTTCTTTACCAGACAATTTGTTTTATCTGATACAGTAGTGGTTCAGGGTGCTGAACTTGCTGACGGCATTCTAACAGTCTCGTTAGAGAATGTCATCCCTGAAGAACAGAAGCCTCGTAAGGTTGAAATTAAATAATTGAGATTTATATTATGATTCGTGATGAATTATCGTGGGATGAATTGTTTATCTTACAGGCTGTTCTGATGTCTCAGAAGAGCAAGGACCCGTCGACAAAAGTCGGCTGCGTTATAGTAAATGATGACAATGTCATTTTGTCGACGGGTTTTAATGGATTCCCTCGCGGCATTGAAGAAGATTGGAAAGAACGCTGGAAGCGACCAGAAAAATATCACTGGGTTGAACATGCTGAACGCAACGCAATCTTCAATGCCGCACGTGTTGGTGTTTCTCTCAACAACTCACGTATCTATCTAAACTGGGAACCGAAGCCATGTGCTGATTGCACACGCGCCATCATTCAAGCAGGTATCAAGGAAGTCATCGGACCAAACCGACCTTGGACTGGTACTGGTGCAGGCAAGCATTACTCGATAGACCATGCGGAAGTAATGCTCCGTGAAGCAGGAGTCCGCATCCGCCGTTTTGACCTCCCCCCCGAGCTATCCCTACCCCCAGAATAGACCCCTGCAAGGCGATTGCAGGAGGTTTTACAGCCTCACGCAAGTTATTGATTTCATTAGGGTTTTTACTCCTTTACTTTTCGCCCCATTTCAGCGATAATAGTTGTATGGTAAACGTAAATGATGTTCTGAGGTTGACCGACGCTGAACAGCGTCAGGTTCGTATGTTTGGCTGTACGACTGCGCAAATGCGCGAGGCTGTTGAGGAAAGTTTGTCTTTCCGCTTCTCTGGTCCCGCGATGTATGCGATGTCGCTGATGAGCGATGCTCAAGAAGAAATTGCTCGCGGACTCGAAGAGGATGCGCGACAAACTCTGAATCGCGCGAAGTGGATCGTCTCGACCTATCTCCAGAAGGAGGCATTCTAATGGAAATTAATCGCCGTCTTGGTGGTCCGTATGATCGTGGTTCTGCTGACAGTTACTATCGTCGCCCTCGTCGTCCGCACTTCTTCACTGAAGCAACGTACAACAGCGATGAGATAGAAGAGCGTTTCATGACCAAGCAGCAGATTGCTGAGTACAATCTTGGTTACGATGACAACGAAGCGTCTCAAAACTTCAAGGAGTGGTAATATGAAAAAGCATACTGAAACATTGTTGAGTGAGGCGATAGATCTGGTGAGTGGTGTTGATCATGTTCTTTGTAATACACAGACGCATTTTCAACTTAACTCTAAAAATTGTTACGATTTCGCGGAACGTCTAGAGCGCGCAAGAAATCTTCTGCTGGTGATCGGTGATCGCAAGCATCAAGATGAGTTGAATCGAATTCCGCTACCTGAAGGAGTGCCGTTCTAATGGGATACTTTAAAGATTTAGAAATCGAAGTCATTGACTTGTATCGTCACGATGGTCTTAAGGAAGCAGAGATTGCGAAGATTACTGGTTTGTCTCTGACCGAAGTCAATGAGATTCTTGTGTCGTATGAGTATCTCGCCATGGATTATGATGAGTCCGATACTGACATGGTCTCATATGACGATTTAACGTTTGATCCAGGTGCGGAGCATTACTAATGAATGTGAATCCTAACAATACAAAACAAGCAACAGAATATTTGCGTCAGTTGCGCAAGATGGGTTATGCTGTAGTTGCGTTCACACCCGAAGAATTGCGTGGCGCGAACCCTGACCATGTTGAGGATCGCCTCGTAGAACTTGGTTGGGATGTGATTGCTGCGATTGCTACAGAACCTGATCAAGAAGGTCCTACCGAAGAAGATTGGAACTGGGCTATCAAATGAGCGACCCATATATTGCATATGTTGTTGGGTTGCTTTGCGGCATTGTTTTAGGCATACTCATCTGTATCCCCACTCGAAAGAAGGATCGTTACTACAATGATGACAAATGAATATCGTCGTTCTATTCTTGCACCAAAACCAAGAGTTACATTTGATCCGCGCAATAAAAATCACATGCTTGATTTTGCTCGGTTTGTAAAGTATAATAATTGGAAGGATGGATGTTCTTATTTCTTGGAAGATCCATACACAGATATTCCGACCATGATTCGTGCTAAAATTGCGACAGCAGTTGTTGCATCATTCGCGGAGAAAGTCTAATGGAAATTGTTGCTCTTATTACTTTCGTTCTTTTAATGTTTAGTTCTATTTGTTTTGTTTATGCTTTGTATCAGTTGCGTCGAGCGCAAGAGCATATTCGTGAGGCAATTAAAGTTTGTGAAGATGCCGTTAAGTCTCTTCGCAATGGAGGTGTGTAATGTCTGAAGGTGATTTTGAAGTGATGCCGCGAGGCACAATGGAAGAGTTGCGTATATTGCGCAAGTTTGTAAATGAAATGATTGCTTTGAGTTCAATTCATGACATGCCTGTGCCTCATGAGATGCGAACCAAGATCAATGAGGTCAGTCGCTTCTATAACCACCACGTGGAAACGTATCCTGTATGATGATCTATTGTGCTGCGCGTTTCAAACCCAAAAAGAAGCGTAAGCCAAAGGGTGTGGTTGCGAAAAAGTATAACAGAAATACTGCAATTCTCGGGATTGAGGAATTGCCAGCGTTGCGATATAGTCCTCGCGTTGGTGCTGATGCTGCTCGCAATATTCAGTCGCTCGACACCAATCTTGCATACACTGAAAAGCGAGAGAGTCTGAAGTATACAGGAACTCTTGTTAAGGGCATTGCTACAATGCACAAGAGCAATGCTGTTCCTGTTATTAATGAAGAACAGATGCAAGATATTTCACGGATGCGTCGTGGGTAAATTTTTATGTATGATAGGATTCCATCGCTGGGAATCTATATATAGAAAGTCGAGATGCGATTATTATCCGCTTCCTATTCTTGTTTCAAAAACTTGCGCAAGATGTGGGAAGATCAAATATAAAGAGGAGTGATTATCATGGCGGTTAAATTTGAATATACTGGAAAGTTGAGTGATGGTAGAACGTGGGATTTGGATTCAACCAAGCGTGTCACCGTTGAACTTGACGACAATGATTTGTCTGTGTATGAATTGCTTGAAGAGTTTATGAACTTTATGCAAGCAATCGGATACAAGTTCGATCTTGGGGATCACCTAGAAATCGTCAACGAATTTAATAATTCTGACGATAATTCTTTTAATTCATTGAAGATTCCTGACGAATTGTCTACTGCTCCAGCAGTTACAACTGAACTTCCTAAAGACCCATACTGAGGTGACTTATGCCAGCAAAAGTTGGAACTAAAGGATTTGGAAAGGGTCGCGCGAAATTAGGTTCAAAAAAGCGTAAGGCTCGTCGCAAGAAAAAATGATCGATCTTGCTTTAGGTTTGGGACTTACAGGCATTCTCTTTATGGGAATAATTTTTCTTGTAAAGTTTCTATGCGAAGCCATCGAATGGTTGCATAACAAAACAAAGTGACAAAAGTAAATTCAATTACACCAAAGTATGATGTTACTTGGTATGTCAAATGGACTGCCAGTATCATCGTACTTGTTGGTATAACTATTCGAGCCAGCGGAGTCACGCAACTTCAATGGCTCGATATAGTTTGTAGTTGGATTGGTGCTGTTGGTTGGTTCTATGTTGGATTTAAATGGAACGATCGAGCACTCATGGTTTTAAATGCTGTGATTGGTATCATTTTATTTGCAGGGATACTGAGGGTTATATTCGAATGATTGAATTATCTGACACTGTTCAAGAACTCTGGGCTGAAGAAACATATCGCGTATATCAAGGTGAGCCTATGCTTTCTTGGGAAGCATGTGAAATGATTGCCTGGAATCGTATTGCGGAGAAAATTGGTTATGAAAATCTCAGTCGGCAAGTATCCTAAAAAAGGCGAACAAAAGAAGTCGATTAAGATCGACCCATGGGACACATGGAACATGGCTCACACTCTTGCTGATATCATTTATCCGATGCTCAAGCAATTGAAGAAAACTAACATGGGTGCACCGTATACTGACGACGAAGATGTCCCCGAGAAACTGCGTTCAACAAACGCAAAGCCAAAGAAGAATGAGTGGGATACAGATTCCAATCACTTCAAGCGTTGGAACTGGATAATGGACGAAATGATTTGGGCATTTGGTGAACTTGCAAAAGATCGTGATCCTGATTTCTGGATCAAGAAACCAAAGCATAAGTTTCAGAAAGTCGAAGGAAAAGACTGGACCGAAATGGTTACTATTGACCATGGAATATATGATACAAAGAAAGCCAATGCATACTATGCTCGGAAGAAAAATGCTTTTCGTTTGTTCGGTAAATACTATGAGAATCTCTGGGATTAATTTGTGAAAGTATCTATCATCACTCCGACGACTGGTAATTCATACCTCGCTGAGTGTATCGAATCAGTTCGCGCGCAAACATATCAAAACATTGAACACATTGTTGTTATTGATGGTAAAGAGCGTTGGGAAAAAGCGGAACCAATTTTAAAGGCTGCTGAATTTCCGAATGGAACGAATGAACACATCTGTATACTTCCTTATCCTACAGGTATTAATCGTTATAACGGTCATCGTGTCTACGGTGCTGCTACTTATTTCGCAGATGG